TTAGCGTTTTATAGGGCTAAAAACAAACTATAATGATTACGGGGTGGCGGCAATCCCCCTGCCACAATCTCCTTCACACAGAGGGCCACCCCACCTTTTCGCAGGGCGTTAAGCCATCGCAAGAGGATGTAGCAAGTAACGAATTTTGTGGCTTTCTGCGTTACATGAAACAGCTACCAAATCTGCCCTGTTGCTTTTTAGCCACACATTAAATAATTCTTGCACAAATAGTTAAGTTGGCTTAATATTTAATCGTTGTTTAACTAAGGGGGATTTATGAAAGACTTTTTATTAGGTATGGTTGCAGGTGTGTTGGCGTTTGGCATACCTGCTATTGTGTATGTGTGGAGAACTGGGGGAATATCATGATTGGTACTGTAACGATTGGCGATACGCCTGTTGATGTATATGGCACAGAATGTCCTTCTGAACCTGCTGTTGGAATTATGGGCAATTATGTTGAGATTGAAGATTTAGAAGTAGGTGGCATTAGCATCTATGAGATGGTCGCTAACAACCCAATCTTTGAACAAATCCAAGAAGCAATTAACGATATGGTGAACTCATGAATCCATTTGTAGCTACAATTTTATTTGTGTTATTTGCAGTAGCGTGTACAACTCTAGGTTATGGTTTAGCGAGCTATCTATGAACATTCCATACAACAACGGCAAAGTAAGCATTGGTAAGTATTATGTGCCACCTAAGTATGTCGAAAAAGACGCAGATATGCTTGAGCTTCAGTCTTATTTAATCCACGACCCAGCCCGTCTTAATAGGGCGTATTGGACTGAAAAAGGTCTGTTGCTACTAGGACTCTTTATTGTCTTGGTTATATTCCTCAAGAGCTAGTTTTCTAGCATCCTCAACCCGATTAAGCCACCCTTTAATAAAGCGAGCTTGGTCGGGTTTTCTTGCAACTATGCCTTGATAGAAGTCTGCCCTAGCGTCTGAAAACTTTGCAATAAGGTCTTTAGGGTTTGCATCATTAATTGCTGCCATAGTTTTAGGCCCAATAACTCCATCACTAACGCATCCGATTGCCTGTTGTAGCGTCTTAACGCTTCTGCCTGTGCCTGCATTAACGGCAAAATCAAATACCACATAATCTAAGCCTTTCGGTAGGACTTCACAATAACTGGAGTTCCAATACTTTAGTTTATACATTGAGCCGACTTTTTCAGGGGTCAAGGCTCGCATATCAGCTTCGGATACAGGATGCCCTACAAATTCTTCCCAAACACGCTTAGTAACGCCTAGATTGGTCATTCCACCAGCGTCAAGGGGGTCATTAACAAAACCGCCCTCGTGCTTTAGGATGCGTTTTAAAGCCTTTTCAAACTCGCCTGTCATTTCTTAGCTTTCATCTCAATAATCTTTTCAGCCGTTCTACCACCAAAATAGGCTAAAAACACGATTTGCCCCCATTGACCAAGCAACTGCACATAGTTCTGATTAGCGTCATACCCAAAGGCTGACATCATCGCAAATAGGAAATAAGCACCAAAAATAGCGATTAGAGCCATTGGGCGAATGTTTTTGGATAACCAAGAGTCGCTAGACATATCGGCTTCCCAACGCTTTGTAACCTCTTGGGCTTCGGCTATATCGGCTTGCATCTTAGCAAGCTCGCCTTCTTGCTGTAGTTTTACCAGTTCTAGTTGTGCTTTGGCTTTAGCTTCGGGATTTGGCAATACTTTGTCAATAATTTTTTCGCCAATGCTTAATATTGTGTCAATTCCTATCATGTTAATCCTTTGACAATAAATTTAGGTTCAGTTACACTTTTGTCATGACTACTAAAACACATGGGCACGCTTGTCGTGGAAAAAGAACTTCTACATATCAAATATGGGAAGGCATTAAAAAAAGATGTAATTCGCCTTCTTGTAAAGCATACAAGGATTATGGTGGTAGAGGTATAAAAGTTTGCGAAAGATGGCTTGATTACAGCAATTTTCTTGATGACATGGGCATCAAACCTGATGGTCATTCTATTGAAAGAATTGACAATAACTTTGGTTATTTTCCTGAAAATTGTGTGTGGATTCCTAGAACAGCACAAGCTAAAAATAGAAGAAATACTAGGTATGTTGAAGCGTTTGGCAAAAATCAAACAATTCAAGAATGGAGCAATGAAACTGGCCTTTCTTATTACACAATTTATTTGCGATTGCGTAGGGGTGCAAGCAACGAGCAAGCTGTTAGCACTTAAAGGAAACATTATTTATAACCCCATACTAAAAAATAAGCTATTACGCCAGCTATTGCAAAACACCAAAACTGTGCATTTCTAGCCTTGTTTAAATCTTTGTTAAATTCTTTCTGAAACTCTTTCTCTTGCTTCTCTAGTTTGGCTTTTAGGGCTTCAACTTCTGCCCATCGTTTGCCGTATTTCTTGAGAAAATCTGCCCTAATCTGTGCTTCTTCTCGTCTAACTCGTTCTTCGTGTTCCCATTGAATCAAGACCCGTTTTAAGAATAACTCTTTGCGGACTTCGTTTTCTCGTAACTCTCTGCGTCTATCTATATTCCTTTGTACTGCAACATCTGTGGCTTCTTTTTGTACATTCTCAATACTTTTAGAAAGTTCTTTAGCACTTGCTCGGCTTGTATCAAGGTTACTGGTTAGGGTTTTAATCCCTTCGTGAAGTTCCATAGTTTCATTTTGGCAAAGACCACCCATGAGTTGTTAGGTAGGCATAGCCTAAACCAGCTACAAAGACATAAAACAATGTTCGTATAGAGAACCAACCAAACTGGGTTACTTTCTCGTTTAACCACTCTTTAATGGCTTCTTTGACGATTTCTTTTTCAATCTCGTTAGCCATTTTTTTTCCTAACAGTTTTAGTAGGAGTTTTCTTGACGGCAGGTTTGCGTTTAACCGCAGGTTTTTTTGGCGTAGCCTTTATTGTGCCTTCCCAATTATTGAGAATAGTAAGCCAATGCACCTTTTTGGTGTAGCCCATCTTATCAAAAACCCAGTCAATAATAAACATGATTAGACCGCCAACGCTTTAAGTTCATCTAGCGTAGTTGCGGAGTCAGCTAATTGGGTAACATCCCGTAGTCTTTGCTTTTCAGCCACAATCGCAGATGTATCAGCACCGCTTTCTAATGCCCGTTGAAATGCTACATCTTGAGCTTCTAGCAAAGGCTTACGCTCTGCTCTTAGGCGGTCTTTAGTAATGGCTTTAGCCTTGTCAAAGTTAATCGTAATCATTCTTGATACTCCCATGCGTTACGGAATGTGCGGTCTGTAGGAATGTCAGCAACATCCACAATCTTGTATGGTTTGCCAGCAGGTACATCCTTAGCAGCAATTTCTTCAATCGTTAATCCGCAATCGGCTGGAACAATAATGGCTACACCATCGTCTGTTGGGTAAATAATTCTTTGATTCATAATTTCTCCTAATTAGCGGAATATTTGAACTGCAACATAATCAAAATCATTTAATGCTTCGTTAGTTACAGTTCCAGTACATATTTGAACAGCACTTGTTGTAAACGCAGTTGAATAGGTTGAACCACCTCTAAAATTAACACCATTATTCACATTGTTTTCCCCAGAACCACCGCTAGTAGTGTTTCTTCTTGTGCTTGCAACTGCTGAATAACTTGTGTCAGGCATGGCATTAGTAAAATTGACTGTAAATAGACCAACACCATTATCCGAAATAGAACTTACATTACCACTAGCACGAATAGTCACAGTGCCAACAGCGTTGAAGTTAACCCATGCACGACAGCCGTAAGCAGTAGCGACTGAGCCGTATCCTGAGTTGAACTGTAAATCACCAGTAGAGTTAATAGATGCTCTACGAGTTCCAGCAGTAGCAAAATCTAAAGTATTAGCGGCAGAAAAATATACTCCAGTATCAGTATCATTACCAACAAGGGCAGGTGCAGATGCTGTTCCATCTACGGCAGAAATGCCTGTATCGCCATTTAAAATTAATGACATTATGCGACTCCTTTTATAGCGTCAATCTGTTCTTGCAGTTTAGCAATCTGTTCTTCTTTGGTTGGTTGATTAGCAAGCCACTCTGCGTATTGTGCTTGGGCTTGTGCGATTTCTTCAGCAGTTAATTGAACAGTTTGTTGCTCACCAGTTTGTACATTGATTTCAATTCGTTCCATAATTAACCTTCATACAAAATGTTAATTGTTCCAGCATCAAATGTGTCTGTGCCGTTGGTTGTGGTAAGTCGCACTCGGTCTAATGTTCCTGAAAAAGAAACTGAGCCAGCTAACCAATAAGACAATCCACCACTACCATCAGTGTATAAAGACCCGTTTGCTATCCATATGGTGCTAGATAAAGAACTAATAACTATTTGACCCCAATAACTGTTGCCTGCGGCAGTAAAACTAGTTGATGTTAAAGGAAAGCCAACAGTTGAAAGGTTATATTGCCCTGCTGTACCTGAATAAAAAGCTGAAGCATTATATCCAGTAGAGATTATTCCACCTGATGTGCCAACACGAACAATCAGAGGGCTAGAGCCGTTGGTGGAAGCACTGCTAAACATTACAGTAACCCGCTTTACCCAACTAGGAATACTAGTAAAGTCAATGCTTGTTCCGCTAGTAGAATCTACGGCAGTACCGCTAGTAATAGCACCGCCATTCATCTGACCAATGTTTACACCGCTAGAACTTACTGTTAGTTTAGTAGTACCATTACTTTGTAGTTCAATATTTCCACTTGTATCAGCAGTTTGTACTAAACCGCTAGATGTAGATGCGTTTAATGTGACAGCCATTATGCTACTCCTTTTGGATACTTAGCCTTGACCGCCAAGCAGTCAGCAATGTATTTATCAATCTGTGCTTGGTCACCCTTTACTACACCATCAATGTAATCTGTGATGGGTGGGTATTCTGATGCTCGTTTAGCAATATAAGCATGAGCATCTACATAAGCCTGAACTGCATCTTTATCGTATGCGACTTCGTTGCCGTCTGCATCGTAAGCGACATCGCCATTGGTGTAAAGGACTTGGGGGTATAGTTTATAAATAGCATCCATTATGCGGCAATCTCCATAACTGTGATTGTAGAACTACATACAGAATCAGACGCACCATTTCTATTGCTTCTATTTAAATAAAAAGTTCCACTGCTTTGGCAAGCAATTTGCAATTTATAAGTAGTTGCTGAAGTTGTTGCTGGTGAATCTAAAAACGAAATACCGCCTGACAATATTTGATAAGTTGTTGTTGTAACACCGCATAAAGAAATTGTGCAAGGATTAACTCCGCTTGCTGGTGCGTTTAATACAGTAGAACCTCTTAACAAATCACAATAGTAGTTATAATCTGTACCACCATAATTAATAGAAGCAATCACTAGTATTTTGCTTGAAGAACTTGTTGGGGTAATAGAAACACTCATTCCTGTTATATCTACTTTACTTGTGCTAGTAGTAGTAAAAGTATCTGTTTTTGTTGTTTGAACCACCTGAATCACATTACCAGCTTTAGGTGATGTATCTGTAAGCACAGTTCCCGATACAGTCGGCAAAGTAAGCGTAGTAGTACCAGCTACCGCTTGTTCCTGTAGCGTACAGCTTCCGCTAGTTGAGCCTAATAAGACAATAGACATATATTTTCCTTATAAAACGACCCAGCGACTACCGCTAGGAACAGTTACTACTACGCCACCATTAATTGTAATGGGTGAAACAGTCGATGCGTTCTTTCCCGTAGGAATTTGATACGAAGCCGTTACGACTTGGCTATTTTCCACAAATACTTGGTCACCGCCATTACCTGTTGCCCCACCACCAATTTGTGACCATTTTCCCACTAAATACGAGCCTACAGTTGATGCTGAACCCGATGGGGTAGTAAGCATGGTGTAAGTAAAGCTAGTGGCATCTACTACAGTAATGCTAAAAGTACCATTATATTCGACAGGAACAGCACCGCTAACTGTAACAAATGTACCTGTAGTCAGGTTATGTGCCGATGCGGTTGTTAGGGTAGCGGTGGTTGTAACACGAGTAATAGAACTAATTGTCTGACCGCTATAGGTCGAATATCCCTCAAATTGCTGTAGGGTGGTGTTGTAGCGTATTGAACCTACGGCTGGGGTAGCAGAGCGTTGGGCGGTTGAGCCGTTAGGCAATTTTATCTGACCAGTACTGTTTACCGCCAAATTACCAGTCATTGTGGTATTACCAACAACCGCTAGAGTAGAACTACAAGTAACTGCACCGCCAAAAGTAGGGGTGTTAAATTGAGTAAAATTAATACCATCGTTGCTATTTGTGCCAGTAGCAAGGTTTGTAACCTTATTACTGTTCATGTTTAATGGCCCTGTCATTGGGGTTTGACCATCTGCCGCTACTGAATCCGTCATAGCAGAAGCCAAGTCATTCATGGTGTTATTAGCCCATGTTGACGAGATAATAGTTTGGCTAACTACTGGATTGCCTGCTGGGAGTGTATAGACTCCTGACCCGTTTCTACTCATTTATTGCTCCTTGTACGCCTTGTGTAGTCAACATACGAGCCATGTTTCTTAGCTCTGCGTCTGATAGTTTTGGAATATTTCGTGTAGCTCTACCTACACCATAAGCACCCATACCAACTAAGCGTGGGCTAGTTAATGGTAATACAGCTAATGCTGATGGGTCAGCAAATGCAGTTAAACCAGCACCAATACCAGCCCCTTGCCCCGCCAATCCTCTTGGGGTAAATGAACTTAGTGCTTGACCTGCTAATGCTGGCATTAAATCTTGACCGCCTTGTTGTTGCAAGGCTTTAGCCAATTCCATGCGATAGCCATAATTAGTGTTGGCGTTATTACGCATTAAAGATTGAAGTTTGTTTAATGCTGTAGCATCTGTAGCTTTTTTGTTAATGCTTAATGTTTTTTGTATTTCTTCAATTAAATCAGAACCTTCTCTGTAATCTTTCATTACTTTTTCATAAGTTGGTGCTTGTTTAGCTATTTCATTTTTAATAGAAGAATAAATATCACCAACAACTTTACGAGCAGTTTTTTGTTCAATTGGTGTTTCTTCTAAAATTCCACCAATTTGCTGTTTTAAATTGTCTAATGCTTCGGGCGTTCTAAATTCTTTGGGGTCTAATTTTTTCCAATTATTAATGGCAGTTTTAACTTCATCAAGTTTGTCAAATCCAGCTTGATTTTTAACTTGTCCTTTGAAAGTAACAACACTAGCAGCATCTTTAATAGCTTTGTCAATATTGTCAAAACTTAAAATGCTTTTGTCTTTAGAAATATCAATCATTCCTGAACGATATTCATTGCCTAAAGTTTGTTGCATTTTAGATAATGCAACTCTAGCATCATCCAAAACATTTGTTATAGGCACTTTGCTTTGCATATTTTCTAAAAATGTTTGATTCCCTTCACGCCCTGCTCGTAATGCTTGTGCAATAGCTTCTTCGCCTGCACCTGTGCTTACCCCTAATGCTCTACGAATACCTGAACCTGCGGCTTGAATGCCACGCCCAATGACAGGTATAGCCGTACCGATTGCACCGCCTGTAGCTACATTTTGACCCATTTGTTCGTACATTTGTGGGCCAGTAGCACCTGTTTCTACGGGGGTCATAGCACCTGTAATAGCACCTACGCCAGCACCTTGCACATAAGGATTAGCACGAGCAAAACTAGGAATCATGCCCACGCCTTTGGCTACGCCAGCAGCAGGCAATACAGCACCGCCTACACGCCCACCAATATATGACGCTGGGTTTGCTTCTTCATAAACTTGTGATTCTTGGGCTAAACGCTTTACGGCATCACTAACGCCACCACGCCCACCTGTAACGCCTTGAGCTACAGCTAATAATGGGTCAATAGCAGAACGAGTAGCACCTGCCATAAACGACTCTAATGGTCTAGGTTCAGGTTGTACATTTAAACGCACCCCACGAACAGGTCTGCCAACTGCTGCACCGCCACTTGTTTCAGCAAATTGAGATTCTGTAACTTGCGGTTCAGTTGGCTGTGATTCTTGCAAACGCAAACGAGCGTTAGCTAAAGCTATGGCTTGTTGTTGTTCTAGTGTCATTTAAATAACGCCCTTTCTTCAGGAGTCATTACATTCCAAACTTTAGGGTCAACACCAGCAGGTACTTTTGACATGCCTAATTGTTCTTTAACTGATTTTTTTTCTGTTTTAGGTTCTTCTTTTTTTACAAATTTAGCAGCAATATCAGTAGGTACTTCACGCCCTTGTGACAAATAAGCATTTTTAACAATATCAGATGATGTTTTTCTTAAACTATCTGCTTGTTTGCTTAATGCGGTGTTGGAAAATGCTAAAGAACTAACATTGGTTGGGTCTTTTACAACTCTTTGCAAAATATCATAATCAGGGCCGTTTAATACGCCTAAGTTATATGCTTCTTTAGCTTGCAACATCATATTGTTATAAAGATTGCCCATTTCTGCTCGTTTATCAGGATTGGCAAAATCTTTAAAACCAAATCCTTTAATTTTGGCTTGGTAATCAGAAATTGCATCTGTAAGATTTACAGCACCAGTTACTTGTTTATTTAATCCTTCAGGTAACGGCTTAGTTGCAGTTTTGCTCTTTTCAAACTCAAATTTTTCACGCTCTATACCTAATTGTGCTTGTTGATATGGAGTAATTTGATTTTTAAAATCATTTAATGTGCCTTTGTAGCCTTGCGATTTAGCATACTCATAATTTTGCATATCAGTTGTAGGCTTAATTGGCTCAGGTAATGAGCGTTGAATCAAAGTTGGCAACAACTCTTTTCCAGCACCAAATCGTGATTGCAAAGCTAAATTCATGGCGTTTTGCACATTAGGTTGTATAGTTTGTGTTGCTGTAGGCATTGGTATATTACCTGTGTAAGGGCCAGCCATTTCGGTCTGCACTTCACGAGGCGTAAGTTGCTCCATAATTGCTCGTGTTTCTTGTTCTTTACCTTTGCGTAATTGTTCAACTAGGTCAAGCATTGCTTTATCGCCTTTTTCTGCTAGGCGTGTACCTGCATAGGTTTGGAATAAAGGTGCTGCGTACTGAAAGAAACTAGGAGCAACATAACGCCCACTTACCATTTGTCCTGACGGCATTTGCTGACCTTGTTGCATAAGCAACTGAGCCATCTGCTGTTGGCGGTTTAACGCCTGCTGTTGTTGCAGAATTTCAGGTGGCAAGCTACCTGCGAGATTTAGCGTTTGTGGTTGTGCCATTTAAAACTCCTGTGCCGCTAACATTCTGCTTTGTTGCGAATATGGGTCTGTGCCATAAGTGTTAGACACATTGTATTGAGTGTAAGGGTTATAAGTTCCCATACCGCCCATTTGTACATCTTTAGCGTTAATTTCTTCTTGGTTTGGCTTTTTACGCAACATCATCGCCATAGCTAAGGGATTCATACCACCTTGTACTGTACGCCCTGCATCTTGTGTTAACCCTTGAGCTTGTTGCATAGCCATATTTTGCATAGCTTGTTGATTTGCTATGTTTTGATAAACAGGAGCTAAACCACCTAAATCTTGAGTTTGTGGTCTTGGATTACCCATAGGGTTCATAGCAAGGTAATAGGGGTTAAAGTCCATCATGGTAATAGTCCGTAATCTACGACTTTGTAGCCGTCATCTAAGGTCTTAACTGCATATGGGAATACTTGCTCTACTTCTTGTGCCATTACACCAACATGGATACCATCACCTGCTAATGGGTGCGATTTAACTTCATCTTTGTATTCAAAGCTATAAAGTGTCAAGCCGTTATCCATTACACCAATGGCTTTGATGTTTTCTTTTGCACGAATGTCAGACATTAATGCTGCACCGCCTAAACTAAATAAACCTTGATTAAGGTTAGCTTGGGCGGCTTGTCTAGCGTTAAAGTCACCCATCTGAGCGTTGTATCCCATCTGTGCAGCACCCAATAAATCAGGGCCTTGCGTTGTCGCTTGTTGGGCAGAATTAACATAAGTTGGGGCAGTAACTTGAGAACCAGTACGCAAAGCACTTAACACATTTAATGGTTCGTTTCTGCGATAAGCCAACTCGCCTAATTGTTGTTGACGGGCTTGTAAACCAGCTTGTAAACCTTGTGTTTGTGCACCCAACAACAAGTCATTTTGTCTTTGGTCAAAATTGCGTATGGCTCGGTCATAGGCTTCAGAACCAATTTGAATACCTTGATTAGCTAGTTGTTGTTCTAATCTATCCCGACCTTGTTCCATTTGTGGCTGTAACCTACGCATGATAGCGTCTGAGTAAGTTTCACTAGGGTTAATACCGATGCTTGGTAATTGACTTACATCAAATGGGCTTTCTAATTGTTGTCCAACATACTCAAGACCTTTTGTGCCAAGCTGTCCAACACCAAGACTTAATTGGTTTTGAATATCTAATAATTTCTGTTGTTCAGGGCTAAACTTTTGAGTGGCTGACCACATTGGGTTGCCGTACTTATCTTCACCTGACATGGTGTATTCAAGCGAACCATAAGGGGTGTATTGATTGACCCGATTGGCGGCTACCGCTAGACGAGCAGCGTCTATATTGCCTTGTGCGGTTTCTCTAGCAGCCCCTGAATAATCAGGTGCAGGAGGTGCACTTGGGGCAGGCCCTAATCCTAAAAATCCACCACCACCCATACTATTCTCCCTTGTTTAAAGAGCATCGGATGTTTAAAAACCGACACTCCTCTTTTTTCATAGCCATAATCACCAAATCACCACTCATGTGGGCATCAGGTATTTCAGCTACAACCTTAAAGCCCAAATGTCGGTTTAACTTTAGGGCATCTGTGTTATCAGCACAGATTTGCCCTAGTATAACGCTAAGTCCAAGTTTATTAAAGGGGTAATCAAATACCGCCCATATAAAATCTTTACTTGCCCAATGCTCACCAACGCTACCAATATGTATCTCACAAGCCTTTGGCATAAAGTTGGTATATCCTGCCACCGCTACCAAATTGCCGTCTTTTAACTGTCCAATACATTGGGTGGTTTCGGGTAGGGGAAAATTCAGTATGCGAACCAACCATTCCCCCAAATAGCGTTGGTTTTCAGTCGTAACTTGTCGCATTTACAGAATAGCTCCCCTTTCCATTACATAGTCAGTACTAGCCCACCTAACATCAATATCTTGCGATGCAATATTTAGGATAATCCCTCCTGCATAGCCTATACCTGTCACGCCTTGCCAATTCTTAGAAATGGTATTTCCACCACCCCATTCTGCATCATCCCAAAGGCTAGTATCCCAAATACCTACAGAAACTAAGGCAGGGTTAAAACTAACCTGTCCAACATTGTTTTGGGTGTCAAAATCGGTGTTTATACCGCATAAAACAGTCGGTAAGCCGTTATCGGTAAAGAGGATAGGGCGTACCATAGTAAAGCGTTTTAACTGCCCTCTAGCGTCAAAATAGCTATATGCTTGTTGGCAAGAAGCCTTAATGTTTTGGTCGTTGTCTGACAGTCCATCCCAAAACCTTCCAACAAAGCCATTACCACCAAAGTACATATTTTCGTCATAGAGTTCAAAGCAAGTGGCATTGATGCCTGAAAAACTAGCCCATGCCTTAGTAATGTTGTGCATTACAAACTGTTGTTGACCGCCAATTACAGGAATATTGAATATCAGCATATTCTGTTTGGCGTAATAGTGGATTTGCCACCCAAATTCTGCGTTGTAAAGGTCTGCGGCTTCGCTTACAGCGTAGTAAATCTTGTCTGTAATGTTAATTCGGGGGTCTAAGCGGGATGATTGTAGGGCAGAAGCCAATGGGGTAATGCCATCTTGAGTAATTAGCAATAAATCGCCTGCAAACTTGAAAAAACAGCGTCTAGCAAAGACTTGACCGAGTTGCCACACCCCAATTAAAGACCAATCTGTAGGGTCGGATGGGTCAGAACCCTTAAAAACAATGGCTTCCCCGTTATTGGTGATAAAAACAGCGTAATCATCTACCCCGTAGCCTGCGTCTAGTGTCCAAGTACCCATTGCCATAATGTAACCACCATTTCGGGCAATAGCACCTAATGGATATGAGGTTGCAGCACCGCTAATAGCGTTTACGCCTAGATACCAAAAGTTTAAAGTGTCTTTTTCTACAAAATACAGGCGGTCTTTGTGCAAATTTACATGAATTAGATTGCTAGAGTCCACCCCAGTAATGAATTTAGCGACTGTGTATGACCCCAATGGGCTTGCAGGGCTAGTAGCTGGGGCTGATAGTGCCGTATAAGTAAAAGTCGTGCCGTTAGTAACAGTAATTCTAAAAGTTCCGTTATATTGGGATGGGCTTGCACCCGTAACAGTTACTTGATTACCTGTTACTAAACCATGTGCGGTGCTAGTAACAAGAGTACAAGTCGTGCCTGAACTAGTTAAATTGCTTATTGTTTGGGCGGTGCTGATATTTGCGTATTTAATCCAATTTGTGCCGTCATAAATAAGGGCGGCATCTGTTCCATTGACAGCCGTTAAGAAGTTACCCCCTGTGGTTGACGCATTAACATATTGTAATCTATCGCTACCTTGCCCTGTAACAACAGAAGTTGCTACACCAGCACTAGAAACATCATAAATAACGCTTCCAGCCGCAGCAAATAGCTTACTTGTAGCACCACCCGAATACTGCATTAGGGTATCAACTTGCCCAGTAATGCCTGTAGCGTATTGGGTATAGCCTTTTCTTAATTGTATCTCCGATGGAGTGGGGTAAAAATTATTAAGCACCACCGCATCTAAAGGATTCATTTCAGCGACAGAATCCCTAGCGTTCCAACCCCCAATAGGGGATGGCACAGAAGCGGTAACTGCCCTTCGTTGTTGAGCAACTGCCATAGATTAAGTTCCGTAGCCAGTATCGGGAATATTTGCGTAACCAATAAGCACCTTTGTTGGGTATGGTGCAAAACTGAGGTTTGCAGAACCCTTATCGTTGGCTTTGGCTACATTCAAATAGCGGAAATAGTCTTGTTGCAATGCAGTAGTATCAA